ATGTGGGCAATCCTGATCGGTGCGGCTCTCATAATTGGAGGTCTTCTTTTTCTCTTTCGGTCGACGCTCAGCCGAAGGCCGAGTGACTCGCGCCAGATGCCGCAAGGCGGCAGCACACTGGAACCGCGGCACCAGGGCCTCAGGTTCCTGGGCGTATCGCAAAATTGGCCGGCCCTGGCTGTGATTGCGGTTGGCGTGCTTCTATTGGCTTTTGGCGGATATTCATGACCACCGGCTATGTGTGTCCCACCCCGCACGGTTGAACCAGGCGACCAGCAGCGCCATGAATCGGTCGACCAATTAGACCGACCGTGCGACTTTGCGGTCGTCGCAAAAGCCGCACTCAACACCAGTATCTAATTGATTTTATGGTGAGAGCGTCGGGGTTCGAACCCGAGACCTACTGATTAAAAGTCAGGTTTGTTGTGTTTCACTGCGTTTCCTAGAATTTCATAATCTATTGTTTTTGCGCGGCTTTCTCCTTATATTGCATCGAAACGAATGCTGATGTTTCACCTTGTTTCCGCGTTCGGTGGCGACTCGGTGGCGACTGGAAAAAGTGAGGGGCAACTTGCCGACAATAAAGATAAGTCGAAAGGCGATCGCCGACATCGTGCCGAGCGACAAGCCAACTATCTACTATGATGCCACGCTCAAGGGCTTCGGTCTGAAGGTCATGCCAACAGGAGCAAAGTCTTGGATCATTGAGTACCGGCCAGGCGCCGGCGGACGTGGCGTTTCCAAGAAGCGGATCAAGATCGGCTCATTGGCGACATACTCCCCAGAGGCGGCCCGTGACGAGGCATCGCGCACCCTCGCCCGCGTAACCCTCGGCTCCGATCCAGCGGCCTCAAGATCAGAAGAGCGTAAGGGGCAGACTGTCGCGGAAGTAGCCGACGCCTGGCTCGAAGAGCACGTTCTGATCAAGCGGAAGCCCAAAACTTATTACGAATATAAGCTCGCCGTCGATAGGTACATCAAGCCGGTGCTTGGGAACCTGAAGTTCGCACTTGTGGAGCCGGCAGACGTTAGCCGCATGCAGGCGAAAATAATTCGTGGGAAAGGAGCCAAGGCAAATGGTGGGCGCACTATGGCGAACCGCGCACTAGCCACACTGTCCGCGATCTACGGCTGGGCGCAAGATCTGAAGCTGGTACCAACGGGCTTCAACCCTGTCGCCTCGATTGAGCGGTTCAAGGAAAACCAGATTGAGCGCTTCCTTACGTCGCAAGAGATCGGAGCACTGGCCGCGGCCCTCACTGAGGCCGAAACGATCGGCCTCCCCTATGACATTGACGAGACAAAAGCCAAGGCTAAGCACGCGAACAAGGCTGAGAACCGTCGAACAGTCTACGGCGAGCACGCAATAGCCGCCATAAGGCTGTACCTCTTTACCGGCTGCCGGCGCAGTGAAATCTTGAAGCTCATGTGGTCAGACGTCGACCTCGAGCGAGGTATCTTGTTTCTGCCGGACTCCAAGACCGGCAAGAAGCCGGTGATCCTATCCCCCCAGGCGCAGGCAATCCTTACGAACCTGACCCGAATTGGAAAATACGTGATAGCTGGTGCGGATGCCGGCACCGAGAACGAAGCGCCGCGCGCGGACCTTGACCGCCCGTGGAAGGCGGTGACGCGACGCGCCGGCCTGGATAAGCTTAGACTTCACGACCTCCGACACACCTATGCAAGCATCGGCGCGGGCGGAGGCCAGGGGCTGCCAATCATTGGAAAGCTCCTCGGCCATAAGAACATGGCCACAACGCAGCGATATGCGCATCTGGACACGGATCCAATGCGACGTGTGACCGACTTCATCGGCGACCATATCGACCGGGCGATCGGAGGCGGAAATGGCCAAGCTGCCTGACGGATTCAGTGTGCAAGCCATTCCGATAGAGTCCGCTCTGGCGGAAGGTCGAACCGAGGACGCCAGAACCGCTATAGTTGAACTGCTGCGGATGGGCAAAGCGGATAAGGTTGTACAGCGCCTAGCGGCCGAGATGATCCGGCCGCCTAAGCGGGCGCGCGGGCGTCGCCAGGCGCTTACTCGTCACTGGATTGAGATAGGCGAGCAGTTTCATCTGCTTCGGGACGAGGGTGTGAAATACGAGGACGCGCTCCGACGCGTGTCGGAGAAATTCGGATATTCGGAGACGCACATTCGGAAGGCAGTTGCCGAGTATGACGAGGCTCAAGCGGTTGCAGCCGAAGCCGGCTGACTAAGAGAATGTAGTCAAGCCCCTCCCGAGGTTGTCCCCGGTAACCTTCGCTGTGGAAAACCGAAAAAAGGATTTCGGCATGTGTGTGAATCCTGTGGAATTGGCGCGTATCTAGCGACTAAAGCTAGGCCTTGCAATTGACGTCATCGGCAAACTACTGATTTAAAAAGGCACCTTGATCGCTCAAGGTGCCTTCGTGTGTTTGCTCTGCGGTCTTGAGGCCCGCCGTTAAGCAAGCCGTGAGCCGCAACGCAGACCTAGCAATCTCGTGATAGCTCCCGAAGGCTTCTCAATCAAGTGGCCGATCAGGACTTAGCTAATGGCTAAGGCACAATCTGGAAATAAAGCATCGTCAATCGCCGGAAAGGTTCTCGCTGGAACCAAGCCGTCGAAAACGGAGGTCATGACGCTCGCTGCGTCCGTGCTCCGCCAAGACGAGACCAAAGGTAAGAAGTAAGCTTTTTCGCAATAAGGGGGCGGCTCCGGTCGCCCCTGTTTCTTTTCGTTTCCGATCGACTAAACGGACGCCAAAAATCAACTTCAAAGCGAGTGCAGTGCTTTCTTCGTACCCCGAGGCTTACGACTTCATACATCCTCAAGAGGCGGCGGCTCCACCCGTAGCTGTTCCGGGAGAATACTCAGAGCTTCATTTGCGGCCCGCCACTCTTTGGTACGGTTCACAAGCTCCGCGGCCTTTTGGGCTGCAGCAAAATCATAATCGTCCCCCGCTATTGACCTCATCAACTCGAAGAAGATCGCGTCCTCTAGCTGCCCAGTCAACCAGTACGAAGCATGGTCTGGACTTTTCGCGATATAATCTCGCTGATGGGGTAAAACCTCTTGCACCATCGCGTTTATGTCCGTGTGATCCTTCATGAAGTTTTCTGGTGGCAGGCCACTTTTAATGGCTGCCAGCACCAACGACGAGCGCGCGGACAAGCTCGCAATCGCTTGATATGCGAGCCATGCTCGTGGCGGTACAAAGAGACGCTCCGAGCCGACAGATGACAACGGATCCTTGCTCAGGCTTTCTGTATTCTGCGCTTCCCATAGCATCTTCGCCATGTCTCTGATGCCATCCGCCTCGCGCCCGCCACGCGCCATCAAATCGCTAATGGCATCCACCTTAGACACCTGGGCGAACATGTTGGACATACTATAACGCCTCTGAAATAGTGTGGCAGACCACAACGTTTCTGCGGCCTGCTGTCGCCTTTTGATAAGGTCGACATTTCTTGCAGAGTGCGTTGCCAACACACTGGCTCGAACGCTCTGCAATTCGTTCTCGCTTTCCCGGAGATTCGACTTCAGGCCCTCGATCTGGCGCTCGAATGCATGTTTGACTCCACCCTCGATCACCGATCTTAAAATCATGCCACCTATGCCGGTTGCAGCTACGCTAGACAGGATCGCTGGCCCCCATACGTTCCAATCCATTTGAGATTTCCTCCTGCCGCCACTCGATCGGTGGTCGCATACAAGCACGGTATTTGAAAGTAGATATTGGGGGGACATAGAGAAGGACAGAAAAAACCGCCGGCTGGTGAGGCCGACGGCGACTGTGGTGGCTTTGGTGATTAGAGGCGCTCAGCCGCATGATGCGGCGACACGGCTGAGCGCCGATCGGCCAGGGCGGGCCGAACTAGGATCGTTTGCTAGGAGTGATCAGTTCCCAAAACTCGCCAAGACGGTAGGTCTTGAACATAAGCCAGTCCATCGCAGAGCCGCGCATTCCGTTGCACTCGCGGCAAGCCGCCGCCATGTTATCGCGCCGCGTCCATCCTTTGCGGCGTCCAGCAATCAGGTGCTCGAGGGTGGCAGCGTCTGGCCTGTTGCGGTCCTTGCCGATGACCATGAGGCGGTTGCAGTAGCAGCACTTCCCGCCCTGCTTTTCGAAGAGTTCAAGAATTAGAGCTCGCTTGGCTGCGGTTTTCATATGGATTCTCGCAGGCGGTGAGATGGCTTCCATCGACCGTGCGGAACGGGCGGCCAGCCATGTCACCAGCTATAAGTTGGATGTAATAGATTTCTCTTCCGAACGCCGACCGAGAGCGCGTCATTACGATCGCGACGTGGTCGTGGAAAGCGACAGTGTCGCCTGGAGCGAACCGGAAATCAGCGGCGAGGTAAACCCGGATGGGTCGTCTGCCAAGCAAAGAGCGCGGCAGCAAGCTTCTGTTGGCGTGGCCTATCGGTGCATGAATGGTCATGTGGTGCTCCTCGTTGCTTCTGAACTGATTTCGTAATAATGTACTGATAGCAGCACTTTTTCGGTGCGTCAACACGAAATCGGTACAAAATCACGATGAAAATAGTTCAGTGCAAGATGGCGCGGGCAGCACTTGGATGGGGCGTCCGGGACCTGGCTAAAGAGGCTGGCGTTGCCGTCGACACCATTTCTCGCCTGGAACGAGGCGAGGAGATAATGCCCCGTACACTAACTGCCATCAAGTCAGCGCTGGAATCAGCCGGGGTCGAGTTCTTCGAGGACGAGCGCGGCGAAGGCGTTGTGAAGCTGCGAGGCCAGCAGCGATAGTCAAAGGTACTTGACAGAGGCGGCCTGGTTGCGCATTTTGAGCCCGCAGCATCATCTGGATGCGCCTGCCTCGGCTACCCACATCCGACCCAGGTTCGCGGCAACGGTGGACAATCCTGATCAAAGGAGACCGTTGCTATGATTTCTGAATCCTCTATCCGTCGCATCCTTGCCAAGCGTGGCCTTCGCCTTGAGATGAATCGTGGCAAGAGCCGCGAACTCTATGGCATTGGCTACATGGTCATCGATGACCGCAACACGGTGGTCTTGGGCGCGACGCACTATGCTTATGATGCAAGCCTCGATGACGTGGCTGAACTGCTGGCTTCCTAGCGGCAGAACATCAGGAGCATTGGGGTATGCTTTGATCGGGCATACCCTATTGACGCAGATGTGGGCGCCCAACTATCTCCCAACCGCGGCCCACCAATTCCGCATTCGATCCCTCAACACCGGACAGTTCCAGCTCTCGGAGTCTGCGCCGGCGGCTAACTTCAGCTGCAAATTTCTTCTGATGTTGCGGCCCCGAGGCTTTCTAGTTTTTCAGATCTGGTGGCGCAAATTGCGCCACCAGAATTAATCTCCTTCCAAATCTGCTTGCGCCGCAGGATGTAAGTGCTCTCTTCGGCCGGCTGTTTCAACATGCTTTGGTAACGGATAACATGACCATCGATCCTCGCCTCATCGGCCGCAAGCAAGCGGCCATCTACCTCGGCATCGCCGAATCGACGTTCTCGCTCTGGGTCGCGACCCACAAGCTGCCACCGTGCATCCCGGGCACTCGCAAATGGGACAAAAGAGCGATCGACGCTAAGCTTGATGACATCAGTGGTTTGACGCCAGAGGACAAAGAAGATCCATATGACAAATGGATCAGGGAGAACCCGGGCAAATAACTTGCGCCACGCGATCGGATTCCTGTGCGCATCTCGGGGAAAACAGGGAAATCTGCAGGGATCGGGCGCGGCTGCTTCTTGATTTTAATCTTTGATGCTGTCTCACTGAAGTTCCTGGCAACGGGGAATACGGTAACAGCTTGCAGGCAAACCGTATTCTCCCGCGCTAGGTGGCTCCTCGGTGGCGAGATCAGCGCAAATGCTGGTCTCGCCGACAGCCAAGACAACAGTGCTACAAGTCACCTTGTTGCGCAACATGCAACGTGTCAGTCGTCAACAGATTGGTGACACGTCAATGTGACGTGTCGCAAGCCAGCCTTATCCTAAGGATCACCATGCCCACGCTTTCACAAGTGACCGGCTCGCTTCACCTTCACAAATTCTATATCGACAAGCTGAAGTTTGGCTTCATCCTCGTCATGTTTGCGCTATCCAGCTGTTCCACCACGACGGGCGACTTGGAACGGTCAGGCTCGACCAGGCAAGCCGTATTTCAGTATTCGGAGAATTATCAAGAGATTTACCGGCGCATCGTCGGTCCAGCGAAAAATTGCCTTGAAGGACACCTCACTTTTTCGCTCAATGCATCAGTTAACATCGATGCCCAGCTTTATTCTGAGCTAGGGTTTGGCGAGATTTCGTCCTCGCTGCTCAACGTCGGCATAAGGAATTACTACTGGAAAGCTAAGGTGGAACGAAACGGAGACGGGACAAAGCTGACGGTCTATGCTGGGAACACAGTACGCAATCAGCATCTCATCGATATTGTGAAGAATTGGGCGGATAATAACCCAAGTTGCCCCTTGTCATAAGTCGAGCATCGTCCAGTTGAGGGGTAATCAGTCTTCAACAACGGGAGCCTCGCCGACCGCAGTCGCAGCGTCAACCTTTGCGATCTCGGCCCGGCCCTTCGCGATTGCCGCTTTTTTCTCTGCAGCGATTTTCTTAACTGCCGCCAACCTTTGCTCCCGCTTGTGTCGTGCGACATACCATTCGTCGAATAGCATCTCAATCAGTTCTATCAGCGCTTGGGCTTCACCAGGATCGACATCAACAATGAGGTTGATGTCCTTTTCCATATGCGCACCGATGTTCCCGATGTCACGCACCGCGTCGATCGCTTCAACAGTCTCCGGTTCCACGCCGCGAGGCGCGCTTCCGTCATCAAGTCGCTTATTTAGTTCCTTGATTTCATCTATCAGACGGCTCTTGGCAATGCCGCAAAAGTCTCGGATCATACCCTGAAGACAGCGTCGCGCCAGCGTCGCCGAAGCTTTCGGGCTGGTAGTACGTATCGCACACGCTTCCAGATAATCCTCACGAAGCGCAGCTGGGATGTATTCAGGCTGCGATTTGGAGGAGCTGCTCGGGCGAAGTTGCCAGCTTTGAAGGCCTTTTTCTATCGCCCACACACCGTTGGGGCGAGCGAAAGCCTTAACAAACCGAACTGACAAATCGACTTCGTTGCAATCAGGGTTGACGCAACGGATCGCAGTATAAGCCATACCGGTGTCGCCGTGAGTCGACTTGCCAATGTTAAATTTCATGAACGATGACTGATAATTGCCTTCAGTGAACAGCTGGTGATGGTCGCAAAATGGGCATGTCCACTGTTCGGCCATCTCGTAGCTCCTAAGAATCGCGCAAGGCGAACGCTCTCACAGTTTACAGCGCGCTTGTAGCCGTGTCGGAGCTAAATCGACTTATGGTAAGAGGTTTTCATTAGTTTTCAGGCGATCAACCCCACGTCCCGAACCGAGAAGGCTTCGCGAAAAGCCAACCTAATGTGGATGATTGCCCGCCTGAAAGAACGGTCTCGATCGGCGACACATTCAGGTGCGCGAAGCCCGCCAAGGAAACAGCTCCCGGCAAGACACAATGACGAAGCTTGATACCGCCACCATCCTCCAAGACGCCGCTGATCGGATCGCCGATATCTCTCGCGCAGATTTGCAGATCATGTTGCGGCGCGCGGCGCTCTGATCGCGAATTCATTTCCTTACGGTGAGCATTGTCCAGTCTGAACGAACCGCATAGGTTTGCTGCGGATGCTGCATTTATCGGGGGATCCCTTGTCCTGTTCCGCCTACTTTATTCTCTATGGAATTACCGCCTTATGGCTTTTCTACAAAATGGCGGTTCCACTCGGAAACATCGGACGTCAGAGGCAGATAACCTATCACGAAGACCTGCAGCAGATGCACTGGGAGCGATGTACTCTAGCGGCCCTGCCCTATCTCGGTTCTCTTCTATTGTTACTGCTCGCACCCGTCTATTTTCTCTTCGAGGGATCGGTCCTTGCGGGCGTGCTGGACAAGGTGATCGACGTTCCCCTACTTACAACGACGGTCATCTTGACCGCGAGGGCGATCTTCGCGCTATTAACCATGATATCCCTGGCGGCGATCCTCGGCGGCCTCTACTATCGGCTTTTCGCGAAGGCCGATCACGAACGCCGGTTTCAGCGGTTCCGGGACGAGGCAATCCTGATGAACGCAGCCTACCCGCCCGCCCACAACGTCCGGCAACTCTGGCTGTTACGTCCCCTGCCTGGCACCCTAACGACCCGGCAGAAGCCGCAACGCCTCGGTTATCTTTGACTCGACGCATCGTAGGCGCCGCCGTGTGCGAGCCCGACAACCTCTTGGAACCTAGTAAGTCGTGAACCCCGTATAACTTGACTGAGCAGGCGCTTGGGAAGTTCGACTTTCGGCTTGGCGGCATTACTGTGCGTTCCGCGGTGACCGTTGTGTCTCACGATTTCGCGGATAGCTCGTAGACTGCCCCGCTATCTTGATCTTCCCGCATCCCCTTATATGACGCGTGCCGCAGCGTGCCATCATGCGTCCAGGCCCGATACTCGATCTCTGCAACAAGCTTCGGGTCGATGAAGACCGCATTTCGCTTCCGTTCGGTGTCGACATCGGACTTGTCGATGATCAGCTTATCCGTCTATGTCCGAATGTCGCCAGCCGAACGCTCGTTGAAGCCGGTTCCTACTTCCCCGACATAACCGAGTTCGTTTCCTTCTATAGTTGCGAGTCTGGCTTCGTGATCTTGACGCTCGAACATCAGACTGTATTATTCCACTTAAAGCTGGGGAGCCTTACAATGAAATTCATAATTGCACTGTCTTTTGTTGCGTCCTTTTCTGTGTTTCCTGAAGTAGGTGTAGCTCAGCAATGCCAGTACGGCTGCGCCGATCAGCCGATGCCCATGAACTGCCCGCTTACGATTGACGCTGGGTATGTCAGCGCCCGCACCTACCGAGTAAGTGGTTGCGAGTCATCGATCACCAGGGAATATGGCGAGGCCGGAACGACGTTCTGCGATGCGACCCCTCCTTCCGGCACAGTTCTCATCGACTTTGAGGCAAAAGAAATCTCAAATAACAACGGGAGTTGGAATGTCACCCGTCTCACGAAGGGCGCCAACATCGATCTCGTCAAGAAAATTACAGAGGAATACGACTCCAAAATCAAAGCGGCACAAGATTCCGGAGACTCCAAGGGAGCAGCAGAACTGGAGCGGATGAAGAAGTCGCACCTCGAGATTGTAGCGAAGTACTCAACTAACATTGACGTTGTACATCTCGAGACTTACGCAAGCGGGCATGGTTGGGATCTGGACCGTAAGCGTGGCTGGATGCATGTTGCAGTGAAGTTAGATGTCGCCTGTGTTATGCCCGTTAATCTGGGAGAGCAAATTACACGCGCGGTCAAAGATAGAGCGACTGCCGTCTTGGTGAACAACTACGACCAAGCTCGGCATTGGATCACAACGGCCGTAGTTGCTGACTCTCAAATACCGTGCACGGACGCAAATGATGCTGTTTCGTCAATAATCGATCCGAATGAAAGGGGGCGCCGCTTTGAGGTAAAAGATGGGGCTAAGGCCTACAAGCTTTGTGTTCTCCTTAGTGACCGACAGCTTAAGCGTCCGGATGAGCCTACATTGCCAGATTTTAGCAAAGCGTGCGAATTTAAAGCCGGCGATCTCTTTGAAATTAGTGCGAAAACAACCTACCCCTGCTTTGTGAATTGAGGTTTCATTGTGGCTACAGTTTATGAAGTTGAATGCGCATCTGCTGGAGTTAAAGCGAAAATTCGCATCGATGACGTGATTTTTCCACCTACTTCCGATTCGTGGAGTGGCGTCGGCGGCGCACGCGTTTGGGGAAACCCAAACTCAGGTAACGTGCAATGGTACGATGATTTTCTTTTCTTGAATGCTGGCGGAGCAACCGCTGGCCATCAACTCTTTGGCTTTGGCAAAGCCACAAAAGCTGGCGATCAAGGAGATGGTTTGAAGTATGCTACGGGCGGGAGCTTCCCCGATGGCGACTTCAGATGGCATTGCCTCTCGGTCTCGTGATTTCCTACGTCGGTGGCCGCATACAAAAAAACGCCCTCCCCGGCTAAGGAGAGGGCGCTTGGGAGATCATGCCACCTGCGGCAAGTATGGATGGTTGACGTAGCTCGCCAGGATCTTCGCCCGGAGTGTCGGATAATCGACATCCTGAACGTTGATGTTTCCGTCGATCGCCATCGAGGCCATGTAGCCGGCCGCCGTGCCCTTCAGGGCGCCGGTCAACTCCAGGCGCGCCATGTACCAGCAAAGGATGGTGCACGAAGACGCCCACGGCACGATGACATTGGTCTTCACCGCGGCATCTGGCACAATTTCCTCAAGAGGAATGGGCGCCATTTTATCGACGCCCGCCACGAGCGAGCCCGGGACGCTGCCCTGCGTGTAAAGCAGTCCGCCAGACGCGACCTTCCATGGCGGGTGCTTGTCGCAGTCGTAGGAGGTGACAGCCACCGTCTTGTCAGACCGGAGGGCCGAACCATCCGTCTTGCAGTAGTCCTGCGCCGTGGAAACATACCCGGTGTTCTTGAGCCGCCAGATCGGGTCACGCTGATACGGGCGGTTAGGCCAGAAGAGCAAGCCGCCAGGGCCCGGGTCGAGGAAGTTGTGCGCATCGAGGCCGAACGCCTGGAACTGCGTTACCAACGTGGATGGGATACGGCTGTCGCCTGAATTCGCATGCCACCAGAACCAGCCGAGCTGATAATCCCGAAGGTCGTCGATGACCGCCTGACGCCCAGCCTGGTTTGCGGCGGTCGCGTACCGGTAACCGCTGCCGGGTAGGTCGGTGGAGAGACCGCCCGACCCGTTGTTGACATCCATCTTGTCGGTCGTGCCACCGACTGCGAACTGCAGAATGGTCTGTGTGTTCGCCGGGTTGCCGATCGTGACACTCGGGTTGAGGACATATGCGCGCGCCGCCGTCTCGTAGCGGAGGGAATTGTAATTGCGGTGAGGGTCGATCGTGGTGACTGGCACTTTGCGTGCCGGATCGTTCGTCATCGCCAGACGGTAGTTCATGCTCTGGATTGACGGATCGGGGCCATTCAAAGTGAGACCAGGAAGTGGCATTTCGCCTTGAATATCCGGGAGCAGGCCGGATGCAGGATTGCCAGCCACTACGTAGGGATCGATATCCGAGTTGTAAGGCTTGCTGAGCGCACTCGATCCCTTGTAGCCGTTGTTCGCTTCTGACCCTGCGCCGGCCGCTTCGCCGCCAGTGATCGTCGGAATTCCGGGAGACATGTGGATATATTCGCCATCGTAGTCGCCCGCGATGAACTGCTTGGCCGTGAATGTCCTGCCGTCGTTGGTGATGACCGCGGTGTCCCTGGTCCCGACCGCCGTGATGGACGCAATGCCGGTCGAGAAATAAACCGGGATATCCAGCCCCAGAAGAAGCGTTCCGTTCGTCCGCGTCGGGTCGAGGCATCGCCGCACGCCGGAAACGAATTGCCAGCATTCAACTGAGTTGCCCGTTTGCGTGTTCGTGTCGACCCGATTGATGATCGTGCTGTTCACCCACGAGGTAAGGTCGCGGTAGAACCCTTTGCAGGCAGTGAACGCATAGCTGTCGATATAGGCCAGCCCGTTCGTCGGCATGCCGCCGATATCCCAATCGGTTTTCGCGAGCGCATCGAGGAGGATGCCGACCGTCTTGCCCTCCTCCTTAAGCCCCCTCGCAGTCGCGATCGACGCGGGACCGGCGCCGTAAACGAGGGCATCAAAGTCTACCGTCGTCGGCGCTTTCCCGGCCTCGTAGTAATCGACCATGCCGAAGCGGATCTTCAGATAGTAATCCAGAAGCGCCGCGCTGATCTCCATGCACTGCGCATCGTTCAGTCTGACGTCGAAGATGGCGAACAGGCCGCAATCGTGCGCCGATACCGCCCCGCCGTTGATGCCACCAAGGTGAATGGTCGGATTGGTGGCTGGCGCGACGTAAGTTACGCTCGGCACCTCCCGGGTAATCCCGAGCGTGTCGAGGCTGTTCGGCCGGATGCTGTACATGCCTTGGCCGGGCGTTATGTTCGTCGCCACCGACGCGTAGTTCGTGGCCTGCAGACGCGCGTTGAACTTATTGGATGCGTCCCTCGTATTCGCCCCGATGCCATCGCCACCGGCCGTCTGCGCTCCAAAGTCGCCACCCGCCGCGCCGGTCGCGGTGCGGGAATAATAGAAGATTGTAAACTGGCCCTGCGCGAAGGACTGAAGGCCGATCCCGGTGTTGTATTTCGTGGTCGAGCTCCACCCGCTCCACCGGTCGTTTGCCGTATAGGTTGGCGTGCCAGCGCCAGTTAGCGTCAGATCGTTCGTGCCTGGGTGGAATTTGTTGACGCGGCTGTTGATCTCGGTCGGGGTATCGGGAGAGTAGAGAGCCTTGGCGTTCGTCATGCTCACGCCGGCACCCTTGATGCGCGTGATCAGACGATCGAACGTTAGCTTCTGTCGCCGCGACATCGGGATGCCGGCCGCGGTCTTTGATGCGTTGAGGGTGTCGGTTTCAGCCTGAAATACGATGTCGGGCAGCGAGACGCTGGCGCCTCCAGGGAGGCGCCCAGCAACGCTATACCTACCGAACGGCGAGAACGGTGAACTTAGAAACGTACCGCCCTCAAGCACTGAAAACACCGCACGTTTCGCCAGCCACACGAGTAAAGCGGTATGTCCCGGGAGCGGTAATCGCAATCGCAGGACGGAAAGGCGTGAGTTCGCCAATGTCGGTGTAGCCGCCGGCGTCGTCTTTGAGAGTGATGCGCACCCGAGCTTGAGAGGTCGTAGTGCCCTTGATGCCGACCAGCACGGTAGAGCCAGAGGCAACGACAAGGTCAGAGGAATTGGCCGCGGTGGAGCCCACCGCGAGAAGTTCTGCAGCCATGATAGTTTCCTGAAATTTTGGTGTGTCCGCGAAAGCGGAGAGGTCAGCGCGTGGTGCGGCTTGTCAGCCTCGTGTGGTGGTGCGCTTGACTTGGTTTTCGACGATGCGATCAACGCGCAACGTCATATTGTCGACAGCGGCTTTCACGCCGCTGATAGCTTCCATGATCTGTTCGGTGGTCTCGCGCAGTCCGGCCTTAGAAACATACGCTTCCGCGACATGGAGCCGATGTTGAGCCAATTCGTTTGCGACCTTTTCGGTTTCCAGGCGCTGAGCGGTGAGCTTGCCGTCGATTTTCCACCAGATGCCCCATCCGGCGCCGGCGACCGTGAGAAAGAACAGCACGGCTTTCATGATCTCTTCCGGCGTCATTGCTTGCCGCCCTCGAGAGCCGTGTCGCGGTCTGCGTAGAAGTCCCGCAGTGCGAGGTGGCGCCGGATGCAAGTCAGCAGCCGCTCGCGATCGGTAATCCAGAGCTTCTCAAGCTGCGCCTGCGTCAGCGGCTTGTCGCCGAGGTCGACCGGGCCAAGGCACTTGGCGGTCAGCGCGCTATCCGGCCGCGACAGCTTCGGCGGTGGTGGCGGAACAACAAGTCTATCGGATCTTGTTAATGCGCTGCACGCTGGGAGCGCCAAGCACAACGCGGCCAGCATCAGGATCTTGGCTAGCTTCACGCTGCAATTCCTCAATTCTAGAATGGAGATTATCGGCCTCGGCCTGCATGTCGGCGATGCGGGCTGCCTCGCGCGCCTTGGCGGCGTTGTTCGCGGCGGCCTGCCGCTCGATCTCGGCGTCGCGCGCCGTTACAGCGGCCGCTTTCAGCTCGGAGATTTCGGCTTTGTACTTCGTTGCCGCGGCGTCGTAGCCGTTGTTGTAGATGGTCGAGACGCCCCACCATATAGCCACGGCGAGCAGCAGGGCCGCAATCCCGTAGCCAACCCATTTATTCGTCAGGAGCGCCATCATGAGCTAAGCCCCGACACGCAGATCTCAGCTTCGCCGGCGCGCTGGGCGTCGCCCATCTCTCGGCGCTTGACCAGCCCCTGCACGATGTGGCCGCCGGCCTTGTTCCACGCCGTCTGCGCTTCGCAGGCCTCGCGATAGCGACCCTGCACGGCAAGCCGCGCCGCGGTCGAATTGACCATGCCCGATACGCCAAAGTTATAGGCGCCGGAAATCATGGCCGCCTGGACACCAACCGGGAACCGCGTGAAGCCCTTGATCTGTTTGGCCAGCGGCTCGTAGTAGTCACGCTTGACGCGAACCTCGAGGATAGCGTCACATTCGGCCGGCGTTTTCGTGAGCCCGGGCGGAACGGGCTTGCCGTCGATCTGGGTCTCGCCATGGCAGATGTCGTAGATCTTAGCGAAGGGATCCCAGTGCGACTTGAGCACGAGACCTTCCCACGGCTTGATGAGCGTGTCGGTCGCGAGGATGACCGCGGCCGGTCGCTCCGGCTCTTTGAAATACGAGCCGCCACCGGCGAGCACCGCCGCAAGAACAGCAGCGGCAATGGCCGACTTGCCGCGCTTGGTGGCGACAATCTTATTTATCGGCAACTGGTGCCTCCTTCTTTTGGATAAGCAGCCGCGCGACATATGCGCCGCCAAGCAGCGCCAGCGTCAGCCACCACGGCAGGTAGTCGCCGATGACCGGCACGACATTGAGGATGATGTCGGCAACCGCGGCGAGCTCGATGAGGCGGAGCGACCAGGCTCTTTTATAGACTGCGGCCGCATCAGGGATGAGCACGCGCGCGAAAGCGTCACGCGCGCCTGTGAAAAGCGTGAGAAGCATGGTGGGCTCCGGTGGTTTTTGGGTGGATTAGGTGTGCTTCAGGCCGACCTGGAACGCGTAATGATGATTGCGTCCGTCGTAGGCCTTGTTGACCCAGCCGAACCAGAGTTTCAGGTAAAGGCCGCCGGCGATCGGCTGGTCACGCTTAAAGCAGAAGAATTGAACGCCGCCGGCCGTCTTCATGACATACAGCTGCTGGTTCGGATCTAAGCTGATCACGCCCTTGATGACCGCCGATCCGGCCGCTGGCATACCGAGCAGTTCCGATTGCCAGCCGTGAGCGGGGTTGCGGGAGATCCAGCACGTGCGCTGCCACCATAGGCGCCAGCCGGTGAGGTTTGACTCATATCCGCGAACTCCCTGCCCTACCCCGCCGTCGAGATCGGCATCGAGCGTCGAGAACCATTGCCAGCGGCCGGGCAGAACTGGGCCGTGCTTCATTGACCATGCTGCCAGAAATGGCGAAAGCAGATAGGCCAGCCCGACGAAGAGAAGGTTGACGGGGAGGTAGGCGATGTAGCGGAGAATGCACTTGCTCATACCCTCACCCAACGTTAAACCCCGCGCTCAAACTCGAATGAAGTTTATCGGAAGGCATACTTCCTCGCTTTTTGGAGGCTAGAATTGCTAAAGGACGAAACACGTAAGGCGGTTCTGCTCGCCGTCGGCATCGGGGGCGCTTTTTTGATAGCCATTCGGTACGGCATACACGCCGGCTATATTATCCCCTGATGGTCAGAGAGAAGCCGCCGCGGCGAAGAACTCGTCGATCTGCTGGGCAGAAAAGCCCATGGCGGCAAAGCCGGCGGCCATCATCGGACTGTCCTTCACGAACGTGCCGCTATACTCAAACGCGTCCTGGATCTCGCCATCCTGCTGCGCCACCCACGCCTTGACCGCATCGAGATGGCCGGCGCGGCGAAGCATCACCCGAAATTGTCGCGCCGAGACGGAGGTGACGGGCAACGGCTTGTTGAGATAGATGATGACAGCCTGATCGTCATCAGCCAGCAGCTCAACTGCAAAATCTTCCTGCGGTTGCTCGAACAGGCCACAGATATCGCCATCGGCGTTTCGCATCACGTAAGGCATTATGGAATCCTCTTGCATGGAAAGTGGAACCCATCAGTCCACACCCACAGATTGCCCGCGGCACCGGCGACCTGCCGGACCTGCTTATTGGTGTTCGTCCAGATATCGCTGGATCCGATGGCATAGTTGCTTGCGACTTGGATCGCGCCTGCAACGCCGCCGTCATTGCCGATGCCGGCGATAAGTGTCCCTTGGGCCGGATCATGTATCAGCGCGGCATTAGTTGTTGCGCTTGACGAGAACTGGATCCGAAGCTTGGCTTTAACCTTCACGCCGTTAGGCACGGTAATGGCGAGGAGAGCCGAAGTCGTAGAAATCGCGGCGCTGACTGCGTCCTTGACCGGCGAGGTGTATGTGTACTCGTCTCGAGAATTCATGATGAATTCACGGATATTCGAGCTGCCATCCGTCAGCGCAACACCGATCGGCGCCATTACGTCATAGCCGCTCAGCAGCGAGAGATTGACGCCGCCGACCGTTGGCGACGTCGAGAGCACCACCTCGCCCGTCCCGTCCGACTGTTTGCGAAGCGCATAAAGGAAATAGGTGGCGCCCGCCGCCTTCGTGCCTGTGTCCAGGCCACCGCCATTGCCGGCCACCCAAGTGCCATTGATGTTCTTGGTGAGGGTGCTGGCCGTGGATGCGAACTTGCTCAGCGCCTTCACCGTGAAGGCGGTAATATCCAGATGCGTCAGCGGATTTGATCCGTTGGGGCTGGCGATGCCGCCCTGAACGAAATCCGGTCCTAGCAGCGGAGCAAGCCAAGTGCTGAGAGCGGTCAGCGTGAGGCTCTTTGTGTCGCCAGCTACACTATCCCAAATCCCCATCTTGTCGGCGCCGGTCGGCGCAGTCTTTGCCGTCGCGGCATTGATCGCCGTGCCCAGGCCGCTGAAAGTCACGGCATTGGTTGCCGTGTCGAGCACCAACAGCAAGACGTCGTCGGATCCGTCATAAAGATAGAGCTTCAACTGTCCGGCCGTGGCCGTCGATATCCAGATAGTCCCAGCCACAGCATAGGACGGCCGCGAGGCGCCGGAATGAGCGCTCACGGCGGCCTTGAAATTATCGTCGATCCGCGACGCCATAGCTGATGGCGTCGCGGGTCCAGTTGTCGGAACACTAAAGGTGGTTGCTTGCGTCATTGAACGTATCCATAGCCCTTTGCTACGTAGTCGAAGGTGCGCGCGACCGGCGAGCCCGATGCGTTGCGGAATATTATTGTGAAGCCAGAGGCGGTTTTTCCGGTGATCTGGTAATAGTCGCCGGTCTGCATGTTTTGCGCCGTGATCGCGACGCCGCTCAGGACGTGGTAAGAAGGCGAGAAGTTGATCGTTCGCCCTGACGTCGTGACCAACAGGTCGTTCTCGGCAATGACGCGGTCCGGCATGTCGACTGTCACGCTTAAAGCTTCGACCACCGGCGTCACATCGAACTGGAGCGACAGAAGACGCGCTCTGAAACGGTATGCCCGGGCCGACACATCGGCAGTCGTAAGCTCGGCCCAGTCAGTCCACGTTGGCGACCCGGCCGGGTTGTCGTTGGTCAAGGAAACCTCGACGCGCACATTCCACAAGGAGTCGGACGCTAGGCCGAAGTACTCCGGAACGCCGAACCAGTCGGAACGTGTAAACAGGTCAAGGCTTGCAACTTCACCAAAGGCGCTGAGGCTGGCCGAGACACGCGACGTGTAGACGGCGCCGAGATCGACGATGTCGGCAAACTCGTATGTCCCTTCCGCCTGGAAGCCTCCGATCGACAGAAAGAAGTCGTCAACCGAGAACCAATCGACGAGCTCGAAGATATCCGACGCCGTATCAAGCCGCAGTGCACCCCCAGCTGCCACAACATTGGTCTTGCTTCCCGTGAACCCTGGATCTTCTTGCAATGCCTCGACAGCGTTGAAGGCGGTCAGTGGATTGACCGTGCTAACCACCAGCGCCGCATTGTCCGACATCAGGCCGGCATAGTTCACCGCCTTGATCAGGTAGGTGCCGACCATCGCCGGAACCTGCGCCTGCGAGCCAACCACGTTGGTCCGCAGCTGTGAGGCCGTCTGCCACGTCGCCCCTGTGACCGCCGGCGAAAACCGGATCTCGCAGTGAGAGAGGGCCTGATCGACCTGCAGCGTCCATTGCAGCATCGCCACATCGCCGCTGATGGCGACCCGGAAATCTTCGACATCCGCCGGATTCGAAGCAAAGATGGCGCAGACGAAGGACGCAGTCAGAAAGCCGGATAGCTCGCCGTTCGCGAAGACAGCACGGATGCGAACGTCGTAGACGCCCGTCGCGAGATCCACGAGACGGATGGCCGGCGCGCTGACGCTCGACGTGGTGATCCATTGGCTGTCGCCGTTCGCCCGATACTGCACGATATACGAGGCAGCAGCACCAGCATCCGGCGCCTGCCAGGCCAAGTCGATGGCCGATGTAGCCGGTGACGTGGTCCAGACAGTCTCGAGATAGGAAAAGCCTGTCGGGGCCGATGCGCGATAATCCGGAACCGGCGCAATGCCTGTCTCGAACTCCGGGATCGTGCCGGTGTCGGCAGTGAGGATCGCCGGAGCGTCGTCAACGAGCTCAATGCGAGCAGACAGATCCTGCCGCGCCGAGATGCTCTTGACGCGAAGCACGACGCTTTCGAAGCCGTTCTCGCCAAACAGAGCAAGATCGCCAGTTGCCGGCAGCTCACCCGCGTCTGAAAAAAAGAAGCTCCTGAACTCGCCATCGACGCCTGTGACCTGGCGCACCAACGTCGAGCCGTCATTCAGGCGGAACCGCATGGAATAGGTCTTGCCGGCCTCCATGCGCAACGTGTCATCAAGGACGACACCATCAGGCGACGAAGTCACCGACCGCACCCTCGCCGACCCAGCGCCCCACAAGACGACGTCATGGTTGACGCGGACACGATCGCCTCGCGTGCAAACGAGGTTTTCAAAGTCGGTATCGAGCGAATAGGTCTCTCGCTGCAGCCGAAGCTGGGCGAGATGGTAACGACCGTGTTTCCAGATCAAGTCCTTGTCCGTGACGCCGGAAAAGTCGAGACCCTCGAATTTGGTGGCGTTGGCTTCCGTGTATCCGTCGTCATAGACGACGCGCTCGTCGTTCAGGTAGCCGTTGTCACGGTTGATGAAGCTGACGCGGAAGCCATGCGGCATGTCGCCATAGGCGCGCGTGGACGAGAAGTTTGCCGAATTCCGCGGCGAGAAGTGCTGGACGATCGGCGAATCCGCGATATCCCAGACGACACCCCACCGCCCATCGCGAAACGATACAGCGGCGCGGCCGGCGGCAGCAATCTCGGTGAGCCGGTCATAAACCGACTTCTGATCGTTCGCCACAAGGTCGAAAGTGAACCCTTTGGCCGCGCAGTAGTCATGCCATTCCTGAAGGCTATCGAGGTCGATCGATGCACCATCAACAGGTCGCGCATTCCCGTTACCCTGCAGCACCTGCCTGAAGTGATCGGCTGGATTGCGGGTGACTTGGCCAGAAGACCATGTCGTGCCGTTCCATGCCCTGATCTTCGGGCTGGCGATGCAATTGAGCGTGTTGACCGTGCCGTTGAGCTGGCCGGTTGCCCTGATCCGCATTGCGATTAGCGTCAGCGGCTTCGTGAAGCTGATGACCGGCTCGTTGCGTCGGCCGCGTACGGCCGTCCAATAGACGGTCTCGGCTACGTTGTCTTTGCCGCTGTAATCGGGCGAGGACTTGCTGAGCCGAACATCATATTTGCCACGAGCGACAGCCTTGCTCAGCGTCCGCCGGATTGCCTGCGGCGAATTTGCCGTCAGATCAAAGGTGCCAAGCGCGATCCAAGTGCTGGCGCTGGAGAGCTTGTACTGAACGTCAACGGTGACCGTGTAGTTGACGCGCGAACCATCTTTTGCCTTGAGCCGGTAGATGCCATTTGGCGCGCCGACGTCGACCGAGATCTCGTCGACATTATCTGCAGTGGTTCGCTGCACCCATCCAGTCGGCCCATCCAGCTCAACGGAGACATCCTCCTGATAGACTGGCTTGGTGTAGAGGGTAACAGGCGTGACTGTGTGGTCTTCGATGATCTCGTAGCGGACATCCTCGAACTTGGAGATATCCGTTTCGCCGATCTTCAGGTCGGAAATGGCGATCGGCCCATAGCCGACGACGAAGAGCATGCGCAGATACTGGTCGTCGCCAACCAGCTCAGTATAGGCGCCAGCTGCGTACGGCGGGGAGATCCGGTGCGTGCCGAAGATCTCGGGGATTGCGCCGTATTGCGCGGCTTGGTTCTGTGCGCCGCCGATCGAGTAAAGCGTTGTGGTGTTGGGCAGCGACGAAGGCTTCGCTACCGGGAACAGTGCGTTGATCGCAAGTGTGCCAGCAAGCGAAATACCGGCACCGATCAGGCCGGTGGCAATCGCTCCTGCGGTGGTGCCTGCCAAGCCCGGCAGCAAAGCTCCCGCCAACCATGGTGCAAATACAGCTGCCGCGAGTGCCACAACAAGGCCAGCAATCGCACGCAGCGCACCCTTGCCCGGCACCTTAACGATAGTGACGGAGACCCCCGGCTTCACGCGCACGCGCGCCCAGTTCTTTGGCTCGATGGCGTGGCCGCCGATGGTGACATACAGGCGAACAGGTTCCAGCCCGCAGGAGGAGATGATTTCGTCAATCGTCAGGCAGGCCGGAACTTCGAAATGCTCGCGCTGCTCACGAAGAGGAGAACGACGCAGATAGACGTCCACCATCTCGTTCGGCCCGATGATCTGGGGCGTCACGTTTCGGGCTATCAACATGGATTGTCCTGTAGAACCCGGTGATCCGGTCGCGCCATCGCACGTCGGCCATCCGTTCAATTTGAGAGGGGTGCGGCCCTTCCGAGTGCAGCATGCGCCCGGCGCCGACGAATACCCCGACGTGGCTGTCGTGCCGGCCGGCACGCATCAGGACGCAATCGCCCATGGCAGGAGTTTCGACTTTAACCCAATCGCGCTCGCGTTCCGCTTTCATCAGCGGCCCGATATCGCGGCGGTCAAACCGCCTTGCCTCCATCTCGGCGACATAAGTGGGCACCAGAATGCCAAGAACGTCGCGGTAGTAGAGGTAGAGGACACCCCAGCAGTCCGCCCCATCGTAGCCTCGCCCGTGCGGGACGTAAGGGATCCCGATAAAGCGTTCCATCAGAACAGTCCTGGGAATGCACCTGGCGTGAACTGGCCAGCCGGATGTGGCTCATTGATCAAAGCATCGGCCACGAGCGTGGCCGTAATTGTGTGATCGCCAATCGTGACATCCGACATCTGCAGCGCCGGCATGGTGATTTCGACGGTATCGAGATCAGACGCCAAGACGATCTCCATCATGACGCTGGCTGGCGTGGCGAAGCTGCGCAGGACTGCCACGAGCGATCGGTCGATGTTGTCCATCGTCAGCTGCACGCGGGGCGGAGTGTCGCCGCGATCATCCGGAAGCGTGAATTCAAAGGGCAGGTATAGGTACTGCTGGCCGCGGCTATCCGTCCCGTAGACCAGAGGCTCCTCCGAGAGGCGCGTCGTGGCGTCGCTGGACAAATAGATCGGATCTTCAAGATCCTCGTGCGTCACCGTCAGCAGACAGATCGGCACCTCTCCGGTCTCTTGCGCGAAAGCTGCGCCAAGAAAGTTTGGGGATACTTCCCGGCTCATGGCAGCACCTCGAGCGCAAATGAAACTTGCCATGAGTTGCCATCGAGCGATGCCTTCGGTGGCTCCTTGATGCGCACAAGCAAATCTGCGCTGCCGAGCCTGTCAGGGAACCAGAACGCCTGCGCGCCGTCGCTGATGACATCGGAAATAAAGCTCAGAAACGAACGATATTGACCATAGGTCATGATCATCGTTCCGTTCTGGTCCCAAACGTTGGACGTGGTTCGTCGACGGGCCTTTGCAGGCCCGATCGATGTTTCGGAATATATGACGTTGTTGGGCCGAGTTTCCTGATAAGAGGAAAGCGTAAATCCCTTCGGCAGGTCATGTGGCCAGAAAGCCGTCATCGTCTCGCCAATCCACTTTGAAGGCCAAATTGCGCCTGCACCGCCCCGCGGGACCGTGAACCTGGCGTTGACATCTTGTCGGCAACCATGTCGTCGATGACCATTTCAATGGTCTGACCAGAGGTCGTGTTTCGCTTCGTCTGCGAAACCTTAGAGCCGTTGTTGTTGATGATCTTAACCTCGACGTTCGCGCCGGATGCGGTCCCACGTCCCGCTGATGATGGGTTCAGCCTCGGAGCGACAACGCCGCCCACTGCGAAGTGGCCGATCGTACCGCTGTTGATGGCATCCAAGAGCCGCCGATGCCTTCTCGTGGATGCTGCGTTGATGACGTACTCACCGTTGGAGAGCATCGCCGGTACGCTGTCGCTCGTCGGTCCGCCAGGGCCGGTTACATGGCCGCCATCGGCAAGCCCGAGGAATGCGCTGAACGTGGTGTTGGGCTTAAATGCCGGACTGAATAGCCACGACAAATCGAATCCGCCACTGCCGGAGAGCTGCCCCCAACCTCCGCCGCCGCCCATTGAACTAAGGCTGCTGCCTAAGTTGTTCAGTCCGCTGCCGAACTGGCCAAGGCCCTGCGTTGCATCGGTCGCCGATCCGGCCACCTTGCCTAGCGATGTAGCAGATTCAGTCGCACGGCGCGCCTGAACTTGCATGGCATTGACCCACTCCTTGCCGACGCCGTCTCTGAGATTGCCCGAAAGCATCTCGACTTGCTGTTGACCGCCAGAAAAACGTGTCGCGCCCGTTGCAAAGCCGACGTGACCGCCAGCCTGGTTGGCCCCTAGCCCGCGATTCTGCACCAGCACGTCGCCGCGCAGGATCTGGCTTGGGTCAACCTTCGTGCCCCAATCGAGGAAGCTGTTTGCTACCTGCGAACCGCTGCCCTTGATGCCGACCTGCTCGAGCGAGGAGTTGACGAATGCCGCGCACCACTTGGTTTGCGCCGCATTGAGATCAACACCGCCCTGCTTGAGGAAGGAGTTGATGGACGACGTGTTCGTGTTCTCGTTGGCGCCGAAAAGCGTGAAAGCCTTATCGACCGCCGAACCCGCGCTAGAAATGACAGCCTTGCTTGCCGCCGCGCTTGCGCTTGCTGTGGAGTTGCCGCCAATAGATCCCGTAATCGCGCCACTGATGCCGTTCGCCGCGCCACCGCCCCGCCCTGTTACACTCCCGATGATCCCATTAATGATCTGATCAAAGAGTTTGTCCCAGAGCTTTGATACTTGGTTCAGAATCGCACTCTGGATGGCGTCGGCAAAGGCCTTGCCGATATCACCGCCATTGTTAAGCAGGGCGTTCTTGAAATCGGTTGCGAACGAGTGGAGGTCGTCACGCAGTTCGCCAGTTTTGATAGACTGCCTGATCTGCCCAGCCTCTTGGCTGTTGAGATCTTCCGGCAGGCCGTATTGGCGTAGTGTCGTGGTGACCTTCTGGTCTTCTTTCGACAACGAGTCATATCGCATGTCGTTAAGCAGATCCTGCGAGAGCTTCGCCTTTGAGAGCGTCTCGGAATATTGCTTGTAAAGATCAACCTTCTTCTGAATTTCGGCGCGCTGCGCGTCAGAAAGTGACCTGCCCTTGTCTTCTGCCTGCTGGAAAAGATCCAGAGCAAAGCGCGCGGCATCGGCCTCGATACCATATTTGCCGAGGAGGTCTATTTCCTGCTGGACCTGACCGATGCGGTCATCAGCGGCCTTCTTCAGGTCGCGATAAGCGTTAGCGGCTTTCGTGGCGGCAGTTTCGGCAGTTTTTGCAGCCTTTTCTGCGCCAGGAAGACCCTCAAGCTCAATGTTTGGACGCTTTTCTGGCGTCGGCCCAATCTCCGGCGTCATAAAGCCGGGGTTCTTTATATTGTCGTCACCCGGCTGGGCATTTGTTTCAGTCTTGCCGGTCTGGGGGTTGAAACTCCGCCAGGTGGAAATTGGCAGGTTTCTGGATGCGGCATCGTTGACCTTCCCAACGCTTCCGGCGGCCGTTAGGGCGCTGGCTGAAAGCTTGTCAAAGACGTTTTTGAATTCCGAGATTGCAGGAACGCCGGTACTTTTCAGCGCCGCTGCAAGAGCTGTCTGAACTCTCTCTACGTCTGCCGTTTCCACCTTCCCATCGCGGGCGGCATCGGCGAACTTCTTGAATGCTGTCTCAACGCCCTTGATGATCTCCGGATCTTCGCCAGCAAGGCGCAGATCGGCAACGAAAGCCGCGACAGAAATACGGGTATCCTCGACTTCCTTTCGGACGCTCTCGAGGGTTTTCGTATTAATGATGGCCGCACCCTCTTTGAGGTCTGCGGCATCCTTGGCGCGGGCTAGCTCATTGGCGTATTCGCGCAGGGCCGGGATTACGTCGCCCCATCGCGCCGCGAGATCCTGAATAAGTTGCGCCTGCTCCTTGAGCTTCTCGGCGCTTTGGTCGCCGCCCGTTGCGACAGATTGAAAGTATTGGATAGCAGCGGCGCCGCCGGCTATAAGCCCGATCGTCACCAGGGAAACCGGGCTAACCAAGCTAGTAAAAGCTGCGGCCAGCCCGCCGATTACCTGCTTGCCGTTCCCCATCGTCGCGAGGACCGACGAAAGCTGAGTACCCTGCTGCAGAGCGATCTGCAGCGGGTTCATGCCCATCGCCGAGGTTACGGCAATATCTTGGAACTGCGCTGCGATGTTCGCGGTCTGGAATCCGCCGCCATTACGTTGTGATGGCGTAGCCGCTAAAGCGGCATTGCGCCCCTTGATCGCGGCCGTCGATGCCAGAGCGGCCTGCCGTTCCCGGCTGATGGCTGTGGCCATTTCGTTGGCGGAAATGGCGCCAAGCGCATGCGCCTGTTTGATGTCAGCAACGGCGGTCTTGTACTGATTGATCGTCGCAAACAGCGGCGAATAGCGAGCGCGCAGGCGCTCAAGCTCCTTCCCCTGGTCAGCAAGCGCGCCGGTCCATTCCTTAGCGGCCGTCTTGCCGATACCAACCATACCGTTGATGCGGTTTTGCAGCGTCGACGAAACGGAGTTGTCGATCGACTTGCCGACGGCCGTGAATTGCTTCTGGACGCTGCCGGCCAGCGTGCCCAGATCCTGCTCAATGCGCTTGATGCTGCGGCGAAGCGTGGCCTGATCGGTGCTGATAGAGATAATCAGGTCATCGGTATTGTCAGCCATGCGGAGCGCATCCTAGAATAGAAAAGCCCGCGCTTGGCGGGCTAGGGAGAGTTGCGTGCAGCTGCTGTGCAAGGAGTGCGGACACTACAAACCAGAAAATCAGGTGCAGCTCGGAACTTGCGATGACTGCTTCAAATATGGAGCTCCCAGGCAAGCAAAGCCTGCGACGGAAACTGATGAACGCAGAACTGTCCCTGCGGTCATTCTGACGACGTCGATTGATGTTCCAAACCGCAAGGTAGAGAGCGTGGTATCGATCGTCGCAGCAGAGGCGGCGCTCGGAATGAACATCTTCAGAGATATAGCCAACAATTGGCGTGACTTCGTCGGCGGCAGGGCTAACTCTGCGCAGAAATCATTGCGCGAGGCCCGCCTAGCTTGCCTCGACGAACTCAAGCGGGAAGCGGCCGCGGTCGGCGCCGATGCCGTGATCGCAGTCGATTTGGACTATAATGAGCTCTCGACGTCCGGCAGTGGCGGCATCCTATTCGTGGCGGCAAGCGGCACCGCCGTTAAGCTGGCGCCGATCTAACCGTACTGCGCGACCAATGCCGCCATCTCACTTTCGGTTGGCGCAGCGGTCGATTGCTCCGCGCCTTGCGCTTCGTTGTGGCCATTGATGGCCTCAAAGAATTCCGTCAGCGTCGCAGCCCAGAAATCTACTGGCCGCCATCCCAGCCCCCCGAGGCCAATCCGCAGCCATTGGCGGAAAGGCATCTCTTCATCTGGCTTGTGGTCTATGCCGCCTCGTCGACGGCTTCCACGTTTCCCTCATCACCGTCAAAGTGATGCGCCAGGATAGTAGAAAATGCGGCCGCGCAATCGGGGAAGTGCTTCAGCTTGATTTTCGTGATCGCCTCAAGCGCATTGCCCTTGACCGTCAGAAGCTCAATGCCAGCAAGTGTGGCCGCGGCCTCAACGCCGGACAGCCGCATAAACAGATCGTTCAACGACTTGCACTGCAGCCGTGTCGACACTGCCGATAGGCGACCCATCTCGGCGGCAAGCACAAGCTCGACGCCATCGATGACGAGGCGCGCTTCCCCGCGCGCCTCGTTAACTGCATGCTTGTAGGCGGTTTCAACTACTGTGGCAGCCATGGGTTTCTCCTCTTTAACCACGCTTAGGGTTCGGCCGTGAACGACAGAACGTCAGCGGCGACAAATGTTGCGCTGAATTCCAGGTTCGGCTCGACGTCGCCGCTGAACGAGAAGTCGGTGACCATCCACGAGCCGGTATAAGTGCCGTCGCCAGGCACGATGACCTTTGCATTGAAGGCCTCGGCTGCGCGCACATGGTTCATGAAGATGTCCGATGCTGCGCTGGACACGAAGTTGCCAGAACCGCTGAAGGTGCGGTTCGAGATGCCAGGCCGGCTGGTCTTCTGGACAGGGCCGCCGGGATTGGTGCAGCTCGGGATCGTCGTGTCGATCTCGGATGCGGACATGTTGAAGCTGCGGGTCTTGAGGCCGCAAAGGTTCGTGAAAGTTTCCGTGGGGCTTCCGCCGTCGCCGATCTGAATCAGCAGGAGGCGGCCAAGCTGTTGACCGTCGGCCATGTGCAAGTCTCCGATTTGATGTGGTGGTGAGTGGCCGGCGCGAAAGCTACGGCTTTTCGGTGTAGGCCACGAATTCGATAACCGCGTGGCTGGTCAGCCCGTCAGCATCGCGAAAAGTCCGCGTCTGCCGGTGCATGATTGAGATCAATCGATTGGTCGGCAGAGCGATCGGTGCCAGGTGCAGGCTTTCGACAACAGCGTCGGCAACCTGCTTTACCTCAGGAAATCCGGGCTTCGTCGACCATGCATGAAGCGTCAGATAAACTTGCCCGCCGCTAACGCACGTCGCGTCGTCGCGAATGGTCTGCGCCTCGCCAATGGTGACGTATGGATAGGTCACCGGAGAAGGCGGCTGGTCGTACACCCTGCCCTGCACGAGCAAGGTCAAAGGCGCATCCGCCTTCAAGCGCCCGACAAGGGCACCCTGTAATTCAAGTTCTGCACTGGCCATCGGCTATCCCTTCCCCATGGCCTCGCGCACCGCCTTGTTGACGGCCGCGCGGATCTTGGCGGAAGCCTTCTTCTTGTAAGCTCGCCAAGTTGGGAAGATGTGAGGTTGCGCTGCCGTGCCGGGGTGCATCCCCTTGCCGTTTGCAGCCGCATTTTTCTTACCTAGGACCGTGCCGCCGCCTTTTACAGTGCTGTGCGGCGCGGTCCCGAACTCCAGAAAACGCCAAATGTATTCAGCGAATACGCCGGCGGCTGAGGGATCTTTGGTCTGCGCGATACCGACCGGCTGCTTATTGGGATTGTTGGCGAGGCGCTCGCCGCTGAAGCTCTCGCGATATTCGAGCGTCGCGCCAGCAGGAGCGCGTTCACGCATCAGTTCCGCGGCCTCTTCGGCAGCCTGCAGCTTCGCCTCAGCAGCGTACTTCTCGACGTTCGGCGCCAACTGATTCAGCCGCCGCATAAGCGCGTCGCGCCCTTTTAGCTCTGCCATAATAGCCATCAGGTCGCGACTCCCTGAGTGGCCATGATATCCAGCCAGGCGTTCTTGTTGTCTGGATCGACAGTCGCCGTGATGTTGAAAGATCGACTTTGCTGTCGAGCATCGACAGCGCGCCAAGCTGGCGTCACCGCGCGCGCGTCGGCGCAACTACGGATCCGGATGATGAATGGCTGAACACCGGTGAGCCTCGCCGCAAGCACTGGCTCGCCGCCCTTCAGTGGGATAAGCTCGGCCGCTGCGGTAAACTTCGTTTCCCAGTCACCAGACTGCTCATTTCCGAAGCCATCATCCACGATCGCGCGGCACTGGAAAAGTAACTTTTCGCGCAGTTTGCCCGCGTCGGTCATTCACTGGCCTTTCGGTAGACGTCGCCTTGCCGGCGGCTTTCGCTGCTTTTGCGCATGGTGTGGTCACATTAGCCACGGTGCCCGCCTTATAAGCCAACGTGACGGCGGGCGTAGCCCGCCAGTCATAGTCCGCCAGAAAGCGAACCCAGGGCATTAGAGCGCAACGCCAGGGAACTGGAAGCTCAGCTGCAGAACGCTGGTCGACTTTGCAAGGCCGATCAGCTGGACATATTCGCCGGAACCGACGTCAGCGAGCGGACAAATGCCACCGGGCGTGTCAGAGAGGTAATATGCCGTACCGGCAACGACCGTGCCGCCGATGGTGATGTCGCCCGACTTCTGAAATGCGACGGGCTGGCCGACCGATGCACCGTTAAGGGCAATCGCTTTGGCCTGCCGCGCTTCCGCTGTGGCCGAGTTGCTGTCTGCGAGCATCCAACGATTGGTAGCAGCGGCCAAATAGATCGCTTTCCCGGCCGCGATGGTTTCGCCGGCGATGCCCTGATCGCGCTCAGCGTTGCTGGCTGCCAGGACGTTGGCTGGCGTGATTACGATGTCTGCCATGGAGTTTCTCCTGCGGCCTACGCGCCGCGTCTATAATTGCAAAGCAGTGCGTCGAATGCAGACCATCCGGGCAGCGCGTCGTTCTCGCGCTTCTCGTAGGCTTCAGCGATCCAAAGCAGCATTGCGTGTTTGATGGATGGCGGCAGAGCGACGTAACCGACGACTGCAGTAAGCGTGATGCGCGACCCGTTGCGTGGCACCGGCCACTGCTTGCCGTATGCTGGCTCGATGGAAGCCTCGAGGCCGTCGAACCGTTGCTCGGTATCCCCCGCAACGACGGTCGCGTCTGTGCCGTCTGTGGCCACATACGCAATGGATGTAATCGACTGCACCGGCGCCACTGGAAGCCGATCGAAGTCGCAAAAGCCGTCGCACTTCACCTCGACGGTCTGCGTCGCAAGAGGCGTATTGCAATACCGCTCAACATAGTCGCGAGCGGCAGAGATCAGCGTCACGAAAAGCGCGTCATCGTCGTCGTGAAGCACGACGCATTGGCGTTTTGCTTCCTCGACGGAAACGGGATCAGTCGGCGCTTGCGTTACCTTCGGTGGATACCACATTCGCCTTGCCCTTCTTGGTCTTGACTGGCACTTCGACGGCTTCAGCCTTCTCGGCAAAGCCGGCCGCGATAAGGCGATCCGCCTCATCGTCATCGAATTCGTACTCGTCGCCAGGCGCCAAGTTGAATTCTGGGCCGGACAGACCGGCGGTCATTTTCAAAAGCATGTCGCCTCCGTAAAAAAGGCGGGCCGACCGAAGCCAGCCCGCGCGTCTATTAGGCCTGGATCAGATGCTTGATCGCCGCGGTATCAGCGAGCTCGCCATCGAAGCGGATAAGGCCGGCAATACCGAGATCCGGCCAGAACCTCTCGCGCAGAACGCCGATCACGGGCGAGCCGACCTTTCGGACGAAATACTTATTGAAGTCCCCAAACAGAACGGTCTTCTGTCCCGTGGCAATGTCGGCCATGGAGTCGTTCACGTTGAGTTTGTAGCCGAGCAGAGTGGCTGGGCGTCCCTGGGTGACGTCGCCGGCCGACCAAATGTAATCGCCGTCAGAGTTTTTGAGCTTCCTGACCGCCTTGACCGTAAGATCGTTCATCATGAAGGCTGTTTTCGGAGACTTCCGATATGCCCGGTTTACCGAGTGCTCGAGGTCGATGAGCTCATCACAAGTAAGTGCGGTAGCGGAAGCGGCGGTCTTCCCGAGCGTCGACGCGGTAACAACCCCATTCGGAGCAGACGAACCCGTGCCGAGCGTGAGCTGGGCGTTCGCGACACGGCCAAGGCGCTCACCCAGGAGGTCCGCGAGAAGCGCTTCCATGGAGAAGATCGAGTCGGCGTCGAGCTCGAACGACCACCGGATGAATTCGGTGTCGAAGACGTATGCGTCGAGAGACTTCTGCCCGAAGGTGACGTCCTCGGAGCCGTCATCGGTCAGCGCGGCGCCTTCGGTGTGGGCACCTGCCGATTTTGCGGTGTCGTTGACGGTCGGGACCTTCATCGGGTTGCCGGCCGAAGACTCGATGACACGAGCGACATCGCCATCGTACATGGGACCCCAGGCCAACATGCTTCGAACGATCTCGTTCGCAAGCTCGGTCGGCACGGTATAGCCGCCAGCAGTTGTCGAGCCCGCCGTCTGAGCACGCTGCTCAAACTTGGTAACGCCCTGCTTCAGAACCGCACGCTCTTCAGCGCTGAGGTCATCGAAGCCGCCGCATACGACCTTAGCGAAGACGTGACGGTAAGTGAGCTTGTCGCCCTCATCCTGGCCGCGCTGCTCACCATCGCCAGAGATTGGCCGGCGCTCCTGGCGACGCTGCTCGAAACGGGCTTCGATAGCGGCCGTGCGCTCTTCGCGCTCGATCTGCTTTTCGATCTTATCGAACTCAGCCATGATCGTGTCGTGGCGAGCATCGAGCTCTGCGGCGCGGGCTTCGTCGGTGTTTGCCTTGATGGCATCGAGAGCTTCGCGGGCGTCATGGACGAGCTTGCCGCGTTTCTCGTTAAGTTCCCTAAGGGACATACTTTTCTCCAATAAAAAAGCCCGCGTGAAGCGAGCTTGTCGTGTGGTGATATGGCAGGACGGTCGTCCGGCCCTCCGGCAATGCCGGGTGACTACGAGGCGTCCTGCCGGATGCCCCGGATTCTTTGTTCCATCGCCGCGCGCTTCTCAGAAATGCGCCTTGCAGCCGCCGCCGCATTGCGACTTGCGGATCCGCCCTCTGCCCTCGCCGCATCAAGCGAGCGAAGGCCGATCGTTGTGTCTTCGTATGCCGGCCAGGCCACAGCAGAGACCTCGAACAGCTCAACCGCCTGAATCGTGCGCACCGGCACATCGCCGGTCTCGTCCCAGGTTTCCTTGGTAACGCGGAACCCAAAACTCATTCCTGAGATATCTTGGCGCGATACCAGTTCCCAAAGATCGTTTCCGTCGGTGGTGTCCGGTACGTCGATTTCAACGCGCAGCCCAACGCCATCTTCGGCCAGCCGGAGCGTGCCGCTCTTTGTGCGGCCGATAACCCTGCCCGGGTCGTGATCGACGAGTGCGCGAATGTCGCCGCCGAGCGCGGAGGTAAATGCGCCCGGCGCAATCTTTTCTTGGAAGTAGCTGCCGATCATGGCCAGCCGCTCGAACTTGGCGGCATAGCCGATTAGGGTTCGCTTCCCATCATCGGCGCGGTGCTCGACGGCGCCGACGTAGCTGCGCTTTTCAATATTGGTCGTCATGCGGCGTCAGCCTTATCTGGTTCATTATCGTTCGCTGAGTCCTGCGCCCCCGCCTTGTTTTGCTGGCCATAGGTGGCCGTGCCAAGGGGCGCTGTCGCGCCCTGAAGGAACAGATCATCACCGTGAGGCATCGCCGGGCGGTCATCCAGTGCCCTAGCTTCATTGGGCGTCAGAAGCGCATTTTGGACCGCCTTAGCCAAGCCATCCATGCGGGTGGCGAAGTCGCCGCGCATGAGCCCGTCGAGCACATGCCTAACGTAACGTGAGCCACCGGCACGCCCGAAGAACTTCAAGTTAAGTTCATCTTCCAACGCTTTGGCCCATTGGCCGATTAGGTGCTGGACGAGCATCAAGTTCTGTTGCTCGGTGTTTGCCATCGTGCCGTGCGTCAGATCCTGCAGAAATACCGGCGGAAGCTGATACACACGTGCGATCTCTTCCGCTTGGAATCGGCGTGCCTCAACCATCTGGCCCTTTGCGGGATCGATACCGACCGGCGAGAGCTTGTAGCCCGCGGGGATCGGGAATATAGGCTCGTCAGCGCTCTTGGCTGCGTCGACCGACCTCTTGATGTCTGCCTGGGCGCGCTTCATCGCCTCAGCGCCTGCAGGCAACGGACCTTCCAGCGCGAGTGGCGGGACACCACCACCTGCAAAAAAGTTGCTGCCGTAATCGTTCATCGCGATTGCAAGCTGAATCGCCTTTGATGCCTGATTGATTGGGCCGTAGTGCTTCAGTCCGCAACTGCGCCGCATGAACGGTACGTCAATGACGTCGCCCGCGTCGTATGTCTTGCCCTCAAACTCGTATACGATTTTCAGGCCGACACGTTTGATGGTGGTCTTCACCGGATCCATTGGCCAAAGCGAGTCGATGCCTTGCGGCGTGCGCTCGATATAGGCGAGGCCGCGGCCGCCGGTGAATACCTGCTGCCAAAACCACTGCCAAAAACCGAACGAGCCGATCGAGTCGTTCGGCGCTGCGTTCACGACCGTTTCAAGCCTACCGCCCACGCGCTTAGCACCATCTTTGGTATCGCGATATGCATGGCGAGGCAGCGCAGCTAGCGTCCGCGATAGAAATGCGACAGCCGCCCAGACGGCTGGCACGCGGAGAGCGTTGTCGATCGTGACGTGTGGGAGGCTGGCGCTCTGGACACCGAAGAATGCCAAGAAGTTTTCAGCACTCACCGGCACCGTCGGATTTTCGATGGTTGCGCGCGATTCCGGCGCTTTCACCGCGCTCGGGCGGGAAAACCAGTCTTTGATAGCCATTACGCCGCCATAAGTTGGAAGTTCGGGTCGTCCCATGGGGAAGCTATGGGCGCGATTTCAGCGCCGCCGTCTGCAGCCGCGCCAGCGGCCATTGCAAGAGCGACCGCCGAGTCGATACGCACCGACGCACGGGTTTTCACAAACCACCGATTTCCGTGAGGATCCGGTGGATGGTTGAATGTCGCACCCATGAGAGCGGACATCAGGACTGGATTGCGACGGAGCCGGATGCGCCCATCAATGATGAGGTTTTCCAGTTCGGTTACAGAGCCGGGCATCCACAGCCCGAGCGGCGCTTTTTGGCCGGCGGCCTTAGCTGCCTCGATGCGCGCCTCAGATGGCTTGGCCCTCACCTTTCCGCCTTGCGGATGGGGTAAGGTCTCAGCCTCTACGCCGAACGCATCTAGCTCATCTTTGAACTTGGCGAACGCGTAGTTGTCATAGGCGATCGCCTTGATGTTGAAGGTGCTGTTGATCTCAGCCACTCGAGCGGCAATGATATCGAAGCGGATGCGCGGACCTGGTGGAGCGTTGAGAAACCCGTCACGGACCCAAAGGTCGTAGGGCTGCTTGTCTGCCGCGGTCCTGGCCGCCAAGGTATCGCCCGGCGTCCAGGCCTCAATCCAAGCATCATAGGTCGGCAGGACTGCTATGCTGCTGTCGGCTCGAACGACTTCGACCGTGCCAGTCGGCACGACACACGCCACAACAGCCATGTCCTTGGTGCCGGCAAGGTCGATGCCCAGGTAGACATCCTTGCCTGCGTGTTCCTCTGGATCAAACGGTACCATGACCGTCTCAACCGTTTCGCGGGACATCCACGCTTTGTCAGCATCGGTCCAGACGCAGAAATGCAAGCGAAGAACGTTATTCAGCTTGCCAGGCACTGCCCTAGCTTCGGCAACCACCCCAGCGAGATAATCGACTGTCAGGATCGTGCCGAGAAGCGGATTCGCCTTCACCCAGCATGACGAGTCCGTCATCGGATCATCGTCTTTGTCGAGACTGCAGATAAACGCGAAGACGCTGTCACTGCCCTCCCACGCCTCGCCGACAAAGGTAAAATCGTCGTCTGGCGTTTGGGTGCCGGCCACAACCTTGACCGCTCGTTCCCGCTCCTCCCAGCAGACCGAATTCCTGTCGCTGCCGGAGTTTGTGATCATCAAAAGCAGAGGGTTCTGCCGAAACTTGAATCCCCGCTGGAGCATTTCCATGATGCTGCGGTCAGGATGTTCATGAACTTCATCGCAGAGGGCCATGTGCGGGCGTGGCCCTGAGCCGGTCTTGCCTGCCTCCTTGGAGATCGGGCGGAAGAACGACTGCGACCGGTGATGGGCAATGTTGAATTCCTTGCCCAAGCCGCCACTGAATTTCAGCCGATCGTTCAAAGCTGGTGCCTGCCGGACCATCTTGCACGCGTCCTGAAACAGGATCTGCGCTTGGTCTTTCTTGGCGGCGGCGGCATAGATCTGTGCGCTAGGCTCAGAGTCTGCCATGAGGCCATAGAGGCCAATGCCGCCGGCGAACGGCGACTTGCCGTTGCCTTTACCTTCCTCGATGTAGACCGTGCGAAAGCGCCTGGTCCCGTCCGTCCTTTTCCAGCCGAAGATGGAGCCCAGTTTGAAAGCCTGCGACGGATGCAGCTTGAACGGCTTTCCGTCGAACTGGCCGTCGCTCAGGCGCAGGCGCTCTTCAAAGAAACGGAAAACTCGCGTGGCTGCCGCGTCATCCCAAGACAGCCCGCGCTCATGACCATTGGTCAGATCAGCTAGATGTCTGCGGCAAGCGTTTCGAACGTGAGGACCGGCAATGATCTCCCCATCAAGCACTGCACGCGCATAAGCAGACACGCGCTTTAGCGCCGGCCCCTCAATCGAGGAGGTCGTCCTTTTCCTCATCGGCATCAGTCACCGTCACTTTTGAGGCGTCAGAAGGCGTTGCCCCCATCTGCCCCAGCATCTGCCGGAGGAGATTCATCGCCTGGACTCCAACCTCTTGGCCGGCCATCATGCGCCCCTGGATATTGGCCGCCATCCCGACCAGCATTCGGTGGGACTCAGTCAGCCACGGAATTTCCTTGCGAAACAGCTCCCAGGCTGACTTTGCCTTGATCGTGTCGTTGTCGACGATCCACTTCGGCGGAGCTCCAAGGGGCTCATTGGCGCCTAGTTCTTTGCGCCCCTTGAACCGGCCCGCGTTGATCTTGTCTCTGCCCTCGGTCTTAGCCTTGCCGAGGGGATTTCTCAGCCTGGCCATCTGGCGAAATCCTAATCAGGGTGGGTGGGTCATATTTTGAATTGCAGATGCGTGCGCGATGCGGCAACACCGGTTCCTCGATGGCGCAGTTCCACAACTTTGGAACACCCCTCCCCGTCAGAGGGGCCAGCCGTCCGGCCCGAACCGCACGACGGTCTTGCCGTTGTCCTCGAGTTGCCCGCGCGAGGCATGGCATGGCCCGCATGTTGAGACCAATGGGCCGCCATAGAAAATCTCAAGGTCACCTCGATGTGGCGTTGCGTGATGCACCTCAGTAGCCTCGGTGATCGTCTCCGATTCCAAACACCATTCGCAAAGCGGCGACTGCGCTAGCTGCTGATGTCGGATGGAGCGCCAGCGTGCCGTCTTGTAGAGACGGCGGTAGGCTGCGGCTTCAGCAGAGCGGCCACCAGGAACTCTGGGGTAGGTCAAGCGTTCAATCTCCGCAAACCCAGGAGGCGCAGATGGCAGACGATAAATCGAAACGTGGCGCGGCTGACCGCAACAAAGTTGCCGGCGGAGAACCATATGAAGTCAGCTACTTCGCCAAGAAGCATGGATTGAGCAAGGAAGATGCGGAGCGCATCATCAAGCGGCACGGCCCAGATAGAGATGCAGCTGACAAGGCGGCTCAACGGCTCAAATAGCGAAAGCGCCAGGGAGCGCGATTACCGCCGATAGCAGCACCGACACTCAACCTGGCGCAGGATTACCGCGTCGCGAGAGGAGGCGCGCTGCGGTAATTGGAAAGGTTTTAGACTTAAGGTCCCGAATATTTTGCAGGGGTACGTGATGGCCTTAAGTCAATTCCAGATAATCAAATCGTTAGGGGAAGCGCTTGCGTGGTTCGAGCGCGAGCTTGCGTGGGGTGTTCCAGCGTCGGAACTTAATCACCTCACCGGTCGTATCGGTGAGCTCTACACAGCTATGTTCACTTACGGGCAAATGGCGCCCGAGTCGAAGCAGCGTGGTTATGACGTGGTGAGCGCGGACGGACAGAAGATCTCTGTAAAGACAGTGACTTCTTCGACCCAAGTATCGTTCAACGAAAACACATTCAGCGATGTCGATCGTGTCGTGGTCCTCAGGATCAACGCTAAAGAGCTGGCAATCGAGATATTGATGGATCTGCCGGCATCAGAAGCCCGAGACAGCATGCGGACACGCGCAGGAAAGCTCGTGTTTCCGACCTACAAGTCGCCAACGCAAGCCGATCACCTTCCTCTTAGCAATCTCCAGATCACCAAGATGGCCAATGCCGGCCAAGTTCAAATTCGCCAATACGAGAACGGAACTGTCGAAGTTTTGAGGGATGGTCACTTGATCGCACCCGCACTACCGCTTCTCCGCGAGCTGTCGATGGAGCTCGGCATTGATCATCTTAATAGCACAGGGACGCCGAAGAACACCCGTCACCTAGGCGATCAGATCATCCGCGAACTGCTTGCGCGGCAGCAAGAGACATCGCAAGACGAATAGAGATGAGGCTGGCCCGGCGAACTCGCGAGTCTCAAACGTCCGCGGTTGACGGCGCCTCAAACAAAAACGGACGCACGAGCGTCCGTTGGGTTTCAGAACCCTTCATGAATATACGGTTCGGGCATACCTTTGACTGGACACTAAGCCGCGGCTTTTAGCGGAATACATCCGAAATCGCCTCGCGCCGTCTCATCGATCTCGATCAGCTTGTCGATCGCATCGTCTATCAGGCCGGCGCCACGCTTTGCCGCGTACGCTGGCGCAAGTCCCATGGCGATGCCGATCTCGGCTGCAGGTGTGTTACTGATAGCCAGGTCCAGCACCTTGGCATGATCCCCCAGCTTGAACCGCAGACGATCTACGTAATCTGCGGTCTCAACATGTCTGACGAACTCTGGTTCGCGGCCGGCCGGTTCGGAAGCTGTCGGCTTCGGCATCTTTATTCCACCAAGGTAAAGCGCTCCCGAGGCGTGGCCGACAGGGCAGCGGCTGGCTTGGAAGGGCAACTGCTCGAAAGGCACGCTTCCGTCGATGCCGAGATCTTGAAGCAGCTTGCGCGCCTTCTGAGCGGAAGGTGATGGCGTGAAGTAATCACCAACAGCCGGCTCGGCAGAAAGAGGCTTCAGATAAGGTTCTGCCGTAAACGGGGAGATCGCACCTGTCAGTTCGAGATATGATAAGATGCCGCTTTCTGACCGTTCCGCCTTCGATCCGCCCTTTTCTCCGCGGCGGCGCTCATCAGGTCGCAAGGCTCGGCCCTTGGCCGTTGTTCCCCATTGTTTTAGCTCGCCATTGCGGAATGTCAGATCGCCAATGCTGGCATCAAGCGACCCGTTCCGGGTCGTAGTATAACGGACAAGTGGCGCAGGCTCGTCGTCATAGGTGTTCGCCATCTCGCCCGTATGATCCCAACGCGCGCGGCCAGTAACCTTGCGGCCAACGGCACCGAGCAGCTCTGCCTCAGACGGCCTGATTTCAATCGCGCATTCGGGCTCATATTGCTCTTCTTGATCGGGAATTTCCATGTCCCGTGGGAAGCAAAGGTCACGCCAATGCCGAAGAGCGAACGCACGAACAACATCGCCACGATGCGCCAACCGCTCGAATGCCGGCCATGCCAGGAGAGGTCGTGCCGGTTTGTTGTCGTTGGCCGGCTGACGCACCTTGACGACCGTCGACTTCGGCTTCTCAAGAGGCGCGCTGGTGTGATCTGCCAGCATTGTGGCAAGCTGTGAGAAGTCACGTGCCTTGGTCATTAGCGGCTCCATTTTGGCTTAGGGTCGGGAATGTTGTCGATCGCATTTGACATGCTGGTTGGGACGCCGGGTGGCCATTCGGCCAAAATCGAGGCCTTTCCTCTTGCCAGCCGAAACGCGGCAAGCCTCTCTTCCTCGGCCGCCGTCCGAGTGACGCAAAGGCTCAAGGTATAGTCCTTGTCCGCCTTCGCCTTGTCCCGCTCTTGCTCGAGCTCTTTGACTCGCACTTGCAAGATTTCGATCGTCCGGTGCGCGTCAGCCAGGTGGCGGCGATAGTGGTCGCCACGCGCTCGAGGATCCCGGGGCGCTGTGCTGTCGGCCAGCAGCGTGCGCATCGCCTCTTTGGCTAGCGCGCTCTCGCGGCGCGCGGATTCCTCCGCAGTCTTGACGCGTCTGCTCATGACTTCCTCCTTCCTTTCCTGGGATTTTCCCCACCCACCTGAATGATGATTTTTCGACACTCACACCCTCCACCCCACTCTAAAGGTGTGGTGGGGGTGGTGAGGAAGGGTGTTTTCTCCCCACCTGCCCCACCTCTTCCCCACCTCAAAAATCCGAGGTGGGGAAAACTGGAACGAGGCACGGACGTGGGGTTCCCTTGTGGTCCTCGCGCATCTCTACGGTGAAGTGACCATCTTTCGTCCACGCATCGAGCATGCGCTTCACGCGGCGCTTTTCGGAAGCGTCGGCGACGTTGATTCCAAGGGCCTGAGCGACCTGATATCCAGCCCACTGCGGCGACTGAATGCTCTCTCGGCAGTCGAGACCACTGATCTTCCTCTTGATGGCATCAAGTTGCTCTTCCGAAACATCTGCCGTCAGCTCGGCCGCCGATGGCCACCGCCAAGCTTCGACGACACCGACTTCGTCGCCGGTCTTAACAAGCCCCTTGCCGTTCATCAGGGGCACTGAGACAAAGCGACGCCACAACGATGATCCGGCGCTCGCGACCTTGTTAACCTTTCCGAAGTCGACGCGGAAATAACCTCGCTCGTCCTTGAGGCCAGCCTTCTCCGCCTCCTCCTTTGTCATTCCATTGATGACCCTGACGGATCGAGCTGCATCCTTCAGCGCGCCGCCGCCTCGAGCGGAGTCCGCGGTGATCTCAGCGTTGCCCTTCGTGGCGTGGTGGACTAGCTCAATCGAGCAGTTTGCCTCGTCAGCTATCCGGCGCCATTGCTTGGCGACGCGCTGGATCATGGTGTTGTCGTTCTCCGGAACTTCATGCGTTGACACAAACGGATCGACGATCACGACGTCGATTTCGTTCTCGCGGATCGCGGCCAGCATGTCTTCGACCATCGGCTCGCAAACTTTGAAATCCCTGTTCTCTTGCCGCACAATGACGAACTCCTGGTCTCGACCAGAGTCCGTGAAAAGGCGATCGCCGATTTGCTCCTCCGTGATGCTGAAGTGCTTCGCCGCCGCCCCGAAACCGCGTTCGATTTCGTCAGCTGGATCTTCGAGGTTTAGGTACCAAACTTTCAATTTCCGCCTCAGTCCGCCTAGATCAAGCAGCGGCCTGCCCGTTACCATGCACAGGGCTTCCGTCATCGCATGCGCAGTTTTGCCGACACCGCCGGGCGCCACGGTCACGGTCAGGTATTTGCGTTGGTAGTGCTTCGCGAATAGCCACTCGCGCATCGGGATCTCCGATGTCGAGCGAAGCTTGAACGCCGTTGCTCGCAGCCGCTTTCGCGGACTGTCGTCAACGGGAAACGAACCGTTAGCTCCGTAGAGAAACATCCGCCCCTTGCCGTCGATGCTGACCTGGCCAGACTTCCCGTCGATCGTCGCACCGAACAAGGTCCACGAGCGCCCGGTAATGCGGATATCGCCGCCGTGGTCGCGCTGGATAGCTTGCAGTCGCACAAGATGTTGCGGATCACCCGGCACGTCAGCCTTGTTGTCGTTGGCAGCACGATTCGGCACTAGTTCCGGCTTCGCTGGCTCTGCCGGCGGTTGCTGTGCGAGCTCAAGGGAGAGGCGATTAACCTCTGCCTCGGCCAACTCGTTACCGTCCCGCCATATCTCGGCGAGAGATTTCATGCAGCCACCCAGTTAAACCGACCAGGGTGCTTTTTGTTGATCGCCTCGGAAATGACCTGCCGCTGCGCCTGGGCTTTGAAGTATTCTTCGATGTTGTCGCTCGTGTCATCGATTTCAAACCGCTGAAGCGCCGCCTCGTCGGCTCCGAAGGCCCAGTCCCAGACCTCCAGTGCCCAGGCAATATCGTTACAGAGGATCTTGCCCACCGACTGCAGGCGCTTGAGTGGTGTCCGCCGCTGGGCATCGATGTAGACGCACCCGTCGGTCCCAGCCTTCAGCCAGTCGTAAGCTGCAACGTGTAGGCGGACAGCTTCGCCCTCAATGTTATCGCCGCCGAGCCAAATAGCCTTCTGCCGCACCGTGCCGAATTCAAAATCCTCGATGAAGAGCATCCCATAATCGATGGTCTGGCCGTTATCTATGATGGGAAACAGAAGGCAATTGCGCTCCTCGCCAGTGCCAAAGGCAAGCACGTGCTGGCCGCGGGGATTTTCTATTTCAGGCATTTCGAAGTCGCGAGATACGCTCACGCTGACCAGCTTCGGCTGAAAGGGGAGCTTCTCTGGATCAATGTCGTTTTCGAGGAGCCACGCCCGGGCTTCGTCGACACCGTCGGCTGCCTCGAACTTCGCTTCAGATTCGTCGATCGGTTCCCGAAATTGCTCCTCGAGCTCTTCCCAGTGGAGGAAATCAGGGTCTTCCCAAAGTTCGGAAACGGACAGGGGCAAGGTCATAGGTTCTCCTCTCGCCGGCGCATGGCCGGTCGGCAAATGATGTGGTTGGGTGGCTGGGGTTATGTCGGCAGTTCGGTCTGGGAAGTCCAGATTTTAGGCGGCCCGGGCGGGAATCTTGGCGCGGGAATTGTCGTTGGCGCCGTCCCAAGTCTCGGACCGGCGACGCTCAACCATCCAGGCGTCTAGGTCTGCCGTTGAGTAAACGACCGCCCGCCCAAGCTTAAAATATTCTGGGCCGCCGCCAAAGTGGCGCAGCTTGTCGAGGCTCGATTTGGACAGGCCGACGTAGTGAGCAGCTTCTTTTACGCGTATATTCCGTTGCAC